GGCAGGTTACTTCGTGGATGTTTCGGGTGTGCTTGGTGGCTGGTAGAATCATACGAGGTTTTTAAGTTTGGCATTCTCGGCTTGGAGGGTATAGATGGTGTGTTCCATTTCCTCAAGTCGCTGACGCAAACTTACGACCTCATTACGAAGTTGTGTTAATTCTTTGTTTTGTGACTCGCTGGTAGCCTGCCACATAGCCAAGACCGCTTGGGCTTGACGAACTTGCAGGGAGTCCGATTCGACACGGCCCTTGGTGAACCAAGCGACCGCTCCACCGACGATTGCTGCAACGCTCCCGACGATGGTGGTTTCGATTAGGTTCATTACTTGTTCGGCTCGCCCTTTGTTTTATCCAAGGCCATCCAACCTACTGAAAGCAAGGTCAATACGGAACCGATGATTTCGGTGAGAGTGGCTGCATCGATGATGCCTTTGGCGACGAGGGTTCCACCGATGAAGGTCAAAAGGTGGCGAAGTAAAGCGATGACGGCTGATTTCATTAGGGGTAGTTTAGGGGTTTCGGGGTTGCGTTTGCGGAATAATCTCATTTGCTCTTGGGTTTGTTGGCGTTGTAGTCTGCTTCGTATTGTTCCTCCCAACCTGCAAAGGCGTGGACTCCGCAAGGTTCGGGCCAAGTTTCGTACTGGGCAGCCTCTTCAGGAGCGTCGCCCTCCCAAAGGATGTCGTAGGCGATGAACTTGTCCAAGACCCCAAGGGCCACCGCAGCGGTCGTGCCTGTGCATAGAGCCAGCACCTTGTCAGCGTCGGCCTGCTTGGGGAATGCGTACTTGCGAAACGTAGCCATTAGAGGGTCGTAAGGGCGGCCAGTTCAGCGTTGGTTAAACGAGTGGTGTAGAGGGCTAACGAGCGGATGCGGTCGTTTAAAAAGGCTCCACGAACACCTGCTGATATTCTGCTTCCTACGTTAAATTGAGTTAGCAGGTTTGTAGGGAAAGTCCCTGCCGTTGGTGTTGCCGAGCCTATTTGTACTCCATTCAGGTATGCCGTAAAGTTAGAAGAGCCGTAAACCACTGCAATTTTGTTGACACCTGTTAGATAACTACCCGTAACTGGTAAGGTATAACTTGACCCTCCGCTTATACAACCTATGTTAATGGTCGCACCAGCACCTATAAAAACCCTGTTCGTTGAATCTCCTGAATCAAGTTGAATAATTGCTCCTGCATTTGTTGGACTTCTAAAATCCACCTCCGCATAAATCGTCCCCTCGGTCTGCCCGATGCATCCGCTGACTGCGCCTGATAGGGTTATCACGTCTGCGTTGCGGCTTCCTGTACCTGCGGTGGTGGCGATGGGCGATGTAGCAACAGGGCCGACCTCGCCTTGGGTAAAGTCAACCTCAATGACATCGCCACTTACTGCCATCCGAATACCAACGGAGCCATTTAAAACAGTTTGGGCAGCACAGGCGACTTGAGTGTATCCGCTTGTAATTGTAACGGTTGTCCAGTTAGTTCCACCATTGGTTGTTAATTGGATAGCCCCCGTACCCGTTACCCTGCGAATGTAGGCCGAGAAAACACGGCTCTGCGATACATTAACTAATGCTTGGAGGACCGTTCCGCTTACAGCCGTTGCGGTTAGCGTTGTGGCTCCTGAAGCCGTGCCGTCTGCCCCTACTGCATTTTTTGCAGCCGTTATGCTTGTCTTTACCCAAACGACGTTGCTTAAATCCCTGCTATGCAAAGCCAAGTTGGTCGCAGCAGCCTCCACGAGCAACGCAGGGCAGCCACCGCCAAGAGGATAGTCCAACCTTGGAATACCACTTGCAACGCTCTCCACAAGACCACTCGCATTCACACGGGTCGCAGTCGTCGCACGGGTAACATTGAAGTCGCCCGATGCTCCCAAGACCACACCGCCCGAAGTCGTAGCGACTGGGGTGTAGAGTTTGCCTGTTTTGAATCGTGCAGGTACTAAAATCAGCGATGGTGTCGGCATTGTTAGAAGTTGAAGATTGCAGCGAATCGGACGAACAGGCAGCCATTAACGGCAGCCTCGGCAGCGATTGCACCGTCAGTCGTAGCCCTTGCGTTAAACAAGGCCCACACCCCAGCAGCGACTCCGCCTTGGAGCATATTGGTCGGGTAGCCGTAGCCGTAGCCTATCAGCATCTTAGAGGAAGGTGTAACCGATGACTGAACCTGCGGATGGAGTGACGGCCGTAATCTTACCTCCGTTGCGACCGCTTATCACGATACCAGCGGAAACTGATTTGCCACTAAGAGCGTAAGCGGTTAGCAGGTTCTCGCTTCCAGTTCCAGTAAGGGTTGTGAATGTGGCTGCGGTGTTGACTACAAGGAAGTCGTAGTTTTTGCCTGTAACGGCAGCGTCAACGAATTCCATCGTACCGCCCTGTCCGAGCATTTGTTGCAATATGGGTGTAGGCATTTTTTAGCGTTTAATTGTAAATGTCTTTTAACTTGGAATTTCACAAACTGAATGACCATAGGGGATTTCAAAGGTCATCGTCGCCTGCCACCCTGCCGTGCGGTCATCCCGGCTCTCTACGAACCTTGTAAGCGATACGTTGGATGAGAGGGTCCAGTCCTCATTCGGGTCGTTTGTGAGCGACGATATGAAGTCCTGTGCGATTTGCAGTTGGTCGCTTAGGACCTCATCCTCGTTGTCCTGCCAACCCAGCGTAGGGCTGCCCGAAACCACTCCGCCCATCGGTTTAATGGACTCAACTCTATCACTAAAATATACCCCAACCACCAAGTCCAAAGTACCAGCGTCAGTATTTGCAGACTGAACGTCCGCAAAAACGAGCGGATAGACGATTCGCTCACGGCTTGGGGTTCGCAGGTTGATGGTGTTGTCCGTTCCTATCGCCAACGGGTCCCCTGTTCCGAACGAGTTTACTTGCGGATGGTTGTTGGCAAGGTCCAGCAGGGCTTGCTTGATTTTTATCCAAGACATAGTTTTGCAGTTTCAGTATGTTCTTCTTGTGTGCGCCCATCGTTAGCAGTCATTACACGCCCCGAATTGACCGTAAGGGTAGGGGTAGTCAAGGTTGCTAATTCCCATCCTCCTGTTGCGGTCCAAGACCATCCCGGTGCGGTAGTTGGTAGCGTTCGGGTAAATCGTATCCAAAGCCGATGGAGGCGAGTTCCAGAGCGGATAGGAGTTGCGGTTCTCCATCAGGTAGCGAGTAATCCGCTCGGAGTACCACTCCGCATCGTTCTTCACTTTGTCGGTCAGCCGGGTAATCTCTTCCATGCTCATTTGGGAGGACTCTTCGCTTGTTCTGCGAACCATGCCCTTGTTCATGTATTTAAAGGCCAACACCATGGGCAGTTCGTAGTAAAGCCATTGAATCATTGCAGGTTGGATGTAGTCCTCCAGCAGCGTTTGGTTGAGTGCAGACGTTGAACCGCTGACCACTTGGCTGACGAGTTCCCCGTACAACGGAGAGCCAACGATGGGCTGAATCCGCATCTCCTGCACCTTGACAACCGTTGGACGGATTTGGGTGTAGGATACGTTCTCGTTGATGATGCTATTGTCCAGTAGCGTTTCTTCGCTTATGAATAGTGCCTTCATGCCTTGCTGATTTTATTGCCTTTACGGATAACGAGTTGCTGCTCCCATACATGGCGACATTGCGGTCTATTCACTCCGCTGGGCGTGTGATACCAACCGCCTCTGCGATTCCAAACGGAATATCCCATGATTGCAGAAATCCCGTCGATGTCCTCCCTTGTGTAAACCTTGCCCTGCCCGGCCAAGTCAAGCATCACTTTGCAGAACTCACGACTGGAGCCTTTGTCTTTGTTGCTGAAACCCGTGGCCCATGCATACTTGTAACGCACTTCCAAGACTGGCTCTGCGACTTCCTTCACATTCTTGGGAAGGTTCTGCTCGGCTATCTTGTCCACGGCCCGGCTGATAGGGTAGCGGTCCTTGGTAATCAAGTAGGCGACACGCTTGGCGACCTTCGCCTTGCTCACTCCGAACTCCTTTGCCATTTCTTCAACCGATGCGTCCCGGTTCTTCTTGCGATACGCCTCAATCTTCAGGTCCAACTCTTTCTCTTCTTCGCCCAGTTCAGCAAAGGCCTGTCGCACTTGGTCGTCTAAATCGGTGTCAAACCGCATCGGCTTGGAGTGCATGACATGGTAATCGTCTGCATGGCTCCCAAACTTGCTTGCAACTACTTCCAAGACCTTGAACTCTTCGTCGCCCCATCCGTAGTCCTCATCGTCATCTTGGCCCCATTGAGGCTCGCTGAACTCTTGGGACTGCACTCCGAGCATCGTGTCAATCTCTTGGGCTGATAGACCGAAGCCAGCCGAGAGCATGGTCCGAGCCATTTCAAGAGTGATTTTGTCCTGCATATACTGACGCACGATTCGCATCAGGTTTTGGTACTCCCTGCCCGATAGTTTCTTGATGTTGTCGTTCGATGCCAAGCCTTGCGGTGCAGTAGGTTCAGGGCTGACCTCTACGGCTGCCGTTTCCCCTGCAAGACCCGAACCCTCTGCCTTTGCAGGCAAGGACACCAAGGCCCTGATTTCGTTTGCTGACATAGATTCCAAGACCTTGTTGGCAACCAACGGAGAGAGCGAATTGATAGCCGTGATAACGTCTTGGACGCTTGATTCGGTCTTGATTTCAATCGGTGGCAAACCCGCTTTTTCTCGCAGTTCTGCTGGGGTCATGGCTTGAAGGAGAGCCTGTTCGCTCAACTGCTCCGTGATGGGGTTGGTAGGAATTAACTCCATCCCTTCCACGCCATTAAATGAACCGAGGTAGTTTATCATCCGCTCCACTTTGCGGACCCGGTCGTTGACGTAGGTCGCCTTGAATAACTCGTAGGCCTCTACTAATTCAGTCCTTCCTCCGAGTTGGCCCTCGGTTTTGACACCGAATAACGCTGGATTCGTTACACGGTGTGCGATAAAGATTTCTTGTTGAATGGCCTTGTTCAGTATCTCGAACTGCTTATCCATGTCGCTCGGAGTGAGCGGTTCCAGCGTCGGAGCCTTGGCTGCGTCGTCGTTGAAGGTAACCACGAAGCGACCAGCGTTGTCCGTTCCTGAAAACTTACGCTTGATTTGACGCTCGATGTCGCCCTGTTCTTCGGGGGTCGGGATGCCGTTGTTGAAATTAATCAAGTAACCGCCCCAAAAGTTGTTGCGCAGATTGTTGTTGTGGAAGTTCGCCACCTGCACGTCTGCCTCAATCCAAGCGTTCCCCCCGATGTATTCGGGCAAAGGATAGTGCTTCACGCCAGCAGCGTACACCCGATAGTAGAACAACTGCTTACCGAGGCGGTTCTCCGGGTCGAATGCAGGGATTTTCTCGATGTCCCCGACTTTGGGGAAGAGTTGCATCATGTCATCGTTGTACCAATCGGCCACCTGAAACATCTTCTCCTCCTTGTCAACACGGATTTTCTCGAACGGGACGTGTTCCATCTTCGCAATCGTGCCAAGTTTGGACCAAGTAACTGCGACCGCAAATCCGTTAAATAACTCCAAGTCAAGGACCAATTTCTCCGTGATATCGTTTAAGTCCTCCGTGCTGGAAAGTCCGTCGAAGAACTTGATGAATCGAGCCTCTTGCTCTACGGTCAGGTTGTCGCCTGCCTGCCACCCTCCGCCCATGATGTAGTTCACCTTGCCGTTGACAATAGCGTTGTGCTTGCTGCTCCTGCGATAGTTGTCAAGCAGGTAGTAGGGGTATTCGTTCGCAAAGCCGTAGGTGATGTACTTGCCGGACCTATTCTCCAGCATTACAGGAACCTTATGTTCTATCCCAAGCCATTGGGTGAAGTGTTGAGTAGATTTATTAC